TTATCAAAATGAGCACCAACTGCTGATAGTCCTACCTGTGCTAAAGTATTAGTAGGTAAATATGGACCATTATTTGGTTGTATTTGAGGAATATGATAGTTAGAAGCTTGTGTTCTAACATTTGTTTGAGATAAAACATTTTGTTTAGCTATAAAAAGTAAACCTGGTGTAGTTGTAAAAAATTTAGCTAAACGTTCTACATCAGTTGCAGAACGAGCTATAACTAAACCATTAGTATTAAATGTAGCTGAAGCTCCAGGAATTGGAGTTACAATAAACGGTTGTCTACTTGCTCCTCCACCTGGTGTATCTTTACCGTATTTAAGAGTTAAAAGAGGATCTACCCCATTTACACCACCTGCTAAGCCGTTTGGTGTAGGATAACCGGCCCCTCCGTAAAATGTAAATTTACTGGGGTTAGTAAAGATATCTCTTAATCCCATTACGCTGGTTTAACGTCTACGTATTTTTGCGCTGGTGTTTTAATGTCAAGGTTTGATGGTTGAGGTAATGTATTTAACACTCCATCATCATACTTGTTGTAATCACGTGTTACAGTTGAGTTAAAAGCACCATTTAATGAGTAGCCTGGAGCTTCTCCAAATGCATGCATTTTTGATTCTTTAGTTGCTAATGGATTAACTGGTGGTGTATTACCATCGTATTTACTTTGGTTTGAACCTTGTTTTCTTAATCTGTCTAATAAGCCCATAGTTTTATGTTTTTAATTTTATTATAAATATTAATTTATTATATTCTATATGTACCTAAAGCAGTAGCTGTACCTGCCATTCTATTATCAATATATACATTTCCACCTTGTTTTACAGCCGCTATTAACTCACCATTAGATTTTAACATATTATCAATAAATGAATTAAATTTATCTAAAGGTACAATAGCTTCAGGACCTGCTTCACCTATAGTAGCATTATATGTTGTGCCAGTCACAATACCACCATTAGCAAATTCTGGGCCTTTAGGTTGCATAGCTTCATATAAACCATATCCTGCTCCTAAAGCAGCACCAATAGCTGTTCCTATACCTGGAGCAATCATTGAACCTATACTTGCTCCTGTCAAAGCTGCGCTTCCTACATTTAAACCTTTTGCTAATCCGGTATTGCCTGATTCTTCAGCAGCACCTGCTGCTATATCTAATCCTAATCCTCCCACTAAACCAGCAACACCTATTCCTTTTCCAAATTTACTTTTTTTTCCTTTTAATGATGTAAATTTTCCTCCTTTTCCTCTACCTACATTAGCACCAGGAAATGCTAATTCACTAGATAAATTACTAGCTATATCAGCAGAGTCACTTTTAAGACTTTTAAATTTATTAAAAATAGATAAAGTAGCCATAGCAGTTAAACCTAAAGCTATAAGTTGAACATTTTTTTCTATAAATCCAAATACTTTACTAATTATATTTAATAAAGGACTAAGTTTATCAAAGGCTTCAACTATTTTTTGAGCTGCATCAGCTTGTAATTCAGCTAAATTTCTATTTTCTTGTTGTCTTACTAATTCATCACTTCCTAAATCTTTTATTAATTGAGCTCTAGCTTCTTCTCTAGCTGTAGCATCTTGAATAGCATTAACTTCTTTAACTCGAAGTAATACTTTTTTATCTAATTCCGTTTTGTCTTTTGCTCCTAAATTAGTTAATGCTTGTTGTTCTAATAATGATTTAGCTAAGTCTTCACGACTCATGCCTATAGATTTAGCAATAGCTTCTTGTTGGATTCGATTCATCCCAGCAAATTTTGCTGTAGTGATACCTTGAGCCGCTATTTCTCTAGCTACACCTGCTGTGTCATTATTTAAGGCAAATAATCTAGCTTTTTCTAAATTAATATTTCTACCAGTTAATAATTCAGCTTCTAATTCTGCTGATATAGACTGTTCAAAATTTAATAATGAACCTGCTATTTGATCTACAGCATTTAAATTTAATCCTAATTTTTTAGCTTCAATAGCGGCTTGGCCTAAACTTTTGCCTTGCCCTACTATAGATATTTGAATAGAGGCATTTGAATTAGCTATATCTTTAGTAATATTTTTATAATCAAGAGCAGTATTATTTAAAGCATTACTTGCTATTACTTCTCCTCTAATTTGATTACCAAATTCTTTAGCATTTTTATTAGTTGCTGTAGTTAAAGTAGCTAATTTAGAAGCTTCTTCTACTGATAATCCTAAAAATTTAGTTTGTGTAGCAAATTCTTCAGCTGCGTCTTTGCTTATTACAGCTGTTGTACCTAAAGTTTTAGCGAATGCTTGAGTAGCATTTGATAAATCTTTACCAGTAATACCTTTTATATCTCTAGCTACTGAGTTAAATGATTTGGCTAAATTATCAGCTTCTCCTCTACTTATATTTAAGTTTCTAGATAAAGATGTTATTTTTTCATCTATATCTTTTATTCCTTTAACAGCAAAAGAAGCTCCTAACGCGCCTAATCCTTTAATCGCTAAATTTCCTAATTCTTTAGCTCCTGCTTTAAATGCATTTCCTCCTTTAACTGCTGCGTCTCTAGATTTATCTGCTGCTTTTTGAAAGTCACCTAATATTTTACTAACAACAGGAATATCTTTAAAAAAATCAGCTAAACTATCAAATAATTTAGTTTGATTATTAATATCTTTAAATCTGTCAGATAATTTATCAGCATTTTCTGCTGCTTTATCCATTGTTTCTGTTGTAGCTATAAGATTTTTAAGTGCTCTATCAATATAAACTTGTTCTTCTTTTGATGCTGTTAGTCTTTTTTCTTCTAAAACACTAATACGCGCTGCAATTTTAGCATAATTTTGTTGAAAAGAAGCTAAGTCTTTATTAAACTTTTTTTCTTCACTTTTACTTTTAAGCTGATTAAGAGTATATCCTTGTAATTTATCAGCGAATTTAACAGCATCTTTAGTACTTACTGTATAAGCAGCTACTGATTCTTCAGTAAATTTTGCTGCTTGTTTAGCATTTTGATTTAATGCTGTGGCTAAATCTTGTAATACAGTTACTAATGAAGCGGCTTCTTTATTGAAGTCTCTCATTTCTTGAGTAGAATCTGTTATTTGTGATTTTTTAGCCATTATAAATAGTTTATTATAAATATCAAAGGCATCTATTTTTTAGATGCCCTTGTACTATATGTTGGTTGAGGTATTGGCACTTTAGGCGCCATTTTCATATTTTTAATTGATTCTTCAACTACATCATCTTTTTTAGGAGAGTAATGTTCTTTAATTTTATTATAAGTAAATGTTCTTAACCATATAGGCATATTATATATAGTATGCCAATCATATCCTCCATTACCATAAAATACTATTTCATGTATTGTAGAGAATAAATTAAATCTATCACTAGGCGTCAGGCCAAAAAAAGTTAATCCCTACTGGTAGGTTAACGTCCTCCTCTACGCCATCAGAATTAACTAAAGTAACACTCATGTCTATATCAGGTGATATTTCATTATAATAAGCGCGAAATGCCCTAGCATCTTTAGCTAAGAAATAATTATTTACAAAATCTCTAATTTCTTTTTTATCTGATGAACTATTAATTGAAGTAACAATATGAGATAAACGTACTGTTACTTCACTAGTAGATTCTTTATTAATTTTTTTAAGTCCTTTAATTTCTTCTTCAATTTTTGCTTCATCACCATGACTTAATAATCTAAATGTTATAACATTTCCTGAATTAGGTAAAGTAAATTGAAATTCATTTGAGTTTGCTTTTTCATAATCTGGATGTAATGGTTTTGGATCTAAAATACTTAAATCTATATTTTGATTAACTCCATCATATTCAAATTCATATGAAGCACCATATGATAAAATACGAGCTGCTATCATTATAGCATTTTTATCTCCAACTAATAAGTCATTATAATTAATAGGAGAAACTATAAGAGATTTTAATAATTTATCAATAACTACACCTTGTTTGATATAAGCCGCGTTAGTTAAGATATCTTCTTCTTTCGCCGTCATATATTTCATTTCAACTTTACCACTTGATAATGGGTTATTTGTAGGGTATAGCAATCCTTTTGACGGCAAGTCTACTGTTTCAGTAGGTAATTTAAATTTGTTTTCTTCCATAAATTTGATTTGTTTATAACTATGTTTATATATATAAATATATGAGAAAAAAAGAAGCTCGCCAAAAGGCGAGCCATCTTAATCCTGTATTTCGGGGGAGGGGTTTTAGAAATTTAAGATACAATAATCTGGTTGTACAGTTAATTGGATATTTTGAGCCGCTGACTCGTTATCCCAACTATAATCTCCAAAATTAGCGTCTGTAATAATAGCACCTTTAATGATCCATTCTGAAACGATATCACCTACTGGTCCTAATACATCTAATGTTAAGTCTTTCTTATAAAAATCACTATAACCATCTCTACCAGTTACTGATTCGTGATGTAAACGTACCCATTCCATTACCGCCTGAGCTCCTGAAGGAGTGATTGGATCAAATAATGTCATTTGAATCGTACCCCATTTACTTTTACCTTTTACAAAACGTTGAACGTTAATGTGGTTTAATACTACTGTATCTTGTGTTAACGTTACCGCATTTACTCCTTTAATAATATACGCTGGAATGCCATCCATGTATAAAATAAAACGGTTCTGTTGTTTCGGTTCGAACGCTGTGAAAAATATTTCGTTTGGATCTAATACTGCCATGTTTATTTTTTGTTATTTATTCTTTATTATAAATATTATTTAATTTAATCCTTACGCTGGGAATGTTGCTCCTGTAGGTAAGATGTTGAAATCTAAGTAAATAAATTCAGCTGTTCTTGTAGGTTGGATATAAATTTGTCCGATTAACTCATTTCTATCAATTACGTCTGCTGTATTATTTGTTTCATTCATAATTACTCTAAACGCGTATAAACCTTGTTTTTGTTGAACTGATTCTAAGTATGGATTTACTTGTGATAAAAATACATTTCTTGTTGCTATTGAATTTTGTTCAAACACTAATGTGTTAGCAATTTGTGAAATGTAGTTCTTAAGAGCAATTAACAATCTTCTAACATTTACTCTATCTAAAGCTGATGCTTGAGTTTGTAATGTTTTCTGACCATATACTACTGTACCTGTTCCAGGGAATGTAGCGATAGGATTTACTTTGTTTGTATATAAAGTATCTCTACTTGTTTGTGGTAATTTTTGTTCTGCTCTAATTACTTGTAATCCACCTCTGTTAATACCAGCAGGTGCAAACCAAGGCTCAGCTACTGTATCATTAAATGCAAACACGCCTGCCATTACTGTTGATGCTGGAACCCAAACGTTCTTTCCTGTAGCAGGATCAATCATTTGAACCCAAGGCCAGTATGAAGCCGCGTATGAAGTATTTCTTGAATTAGCTTGAGATGTTACTGTTGAAATAGTAGTGTTATAAGGTACTAAATCTAATACAAATAAACTATCACCTCTTGTTTGAGTATTATTAATCATGTTTGTACACTGTGATGTGTATCCTGAGTTATATAATCCTGGGGCGAATAAGATGTTAAATTTGTATTCATCTTGGTTAGATAATAAGTCGATCATGTTGTTATAATCCGCACCTACTAAACCTTGTGTATTTGAACCATTAATAGTTTCATAAAAATTAGCTCCTGCCGCTACTTGTCCTACACCACCTGTAAATGAACCACTTGCATTAACTGGAATTGATGATGTGTATTGAGATTTAGCTACTCCGGTATTATCAAAATAATATGGAGTTGGAGTATTTACTGCTGAAACTCTTACATAACGTGAAGCGTTAAAGTAAGAACCAGATACTTCAATTTGGTTATTTGTTACATTATAATTTTGATCTTGATCTCCAATTACTTTTGAAATATAATTTGAAGCAAATGGATCTAATGACAATCCAGTCCAAGTTTCTAATACAATTTGGTTATTTGTGTTATCATTACCTTGACGAATTAATAAACTAAATGTTCCTGATGCTGTATCTGCGTTTGAGATTTGATATCTAATGTTATCAGCTGAACCTAAAGTTAATGAACCACTTGCATCCATTGATGAAGAACTGTTCATAATAATACCTTCAGATAATGTTTTTAAAACAAACGCTGGGGTAGTTGAATTTACAATATCAGTAGCAGCTAATGTAGCAACTACATTACCAACAGTTCCAATTGAACCTGATAAAAATGTAAATGTATCACCAATATTATATCCTGTACCTGCTGTAGTAGCTGTAATACTAGTTACTAATGAACCACTAGTTTTAACAATACTAAATATAGCTCCAGCTCCTGTTGTACCTGAGTAAATATAACTACTACCTGAAGCTAAACTACCTGTTGTACCTGTTACTGAAGCTGTTGAGTTAGTAGAAATGTTACTTAAAGCAGAACCTGTAGTTAATACTCCACTTTCTACATTATTTAAAATTGCTGTACTAGTTGCTGGTGTCCAAGTGTTACTTGCACTCACTACTCTAGCTACTAATAATGATGTACCACCATTGTTAAAGTAATTATAAGCAGCAAT